TTAGCGGAGTTTCCAGGTTTCTATAAGATATTCAGCGGCCCACAGCTTCAGTAAAAGTTCGTCTGAAGATTTTTTGTTACTGAAAGAAGAGATAAATCTACTAATTTCGGTAAGATTAACAGTATGACTTTGGTAATTTAACTCCATATACTGAGCACCATTCGTAACATCAATTTTATCAAAGAATGCCTTAGCTTCACTTGAAATGTCATGACCATATTTCTTTTCAAAAGATATCGCGTTAGGGTTATTAAACATATCTACTGCGTGTATAAAGGATGCATCCAAGTATAATCTTGCGGCAAGAACAGAAGCATCAAAACTGTCAAAAATTTTGGTATCAATGAAGCTGATAATCTGTTGCAGGTTAGAATTTGATGGCGGCATTTCAACGCCATCTTTCCACCAATCCCGAATGAGTTCACTAACAGCAGTCTTCTGATCTGTAAAGCTCAAATTATTTTGTTCTAAGATGGCTGTGAACTTCATTAGCACCATGCGGTTAAATGCTTCGTTGTTAAAAAGGTGGTCTAAGTAATTACCTGGCACACCTTGTTTTGAGCTAAGACTTCTCACGACCTCAATAAACTCATCCCTTTTGTTATCGTTATTAATCCAGGTAGGACGATAAAGTTCATTCGTTTCACCCATGGTTCTTTTTGCCCGTGCAACCACTGCGTGATATCTACGTGTTTTTGCCTTGTTGTAACCGCCAAAAATGACATAACCTAACCATGCTAAAATTAATAAGCCGATGATTTCCATATGTATACCCTGCTATTCAATGTCTGATTATTAGTTTCAATTTGAATAATTTGAATTACTAGCACTGCAAATCCCCGCCAAAATTATGCCATCTTGATTTAAGCTGTGGTGAAGGATTGTTTACCCCTTCTAAACATAGTGGGATAAAACCAGTTATAAACGATTTGTGTACCTGTTGTATACGCCACTCTGCATCAAGCTATTGTTCCGAAACTCCACCCCAGCCGATACCAGAACACCGTTTTAGCGAAAAACATGAGTTATCGCTATTCCTTAACTCCCAAAATTGGTAGGGGAAGTATCTTAAATATTGATCGAATTCGCCTATTGAATAAACTGTTTTGCAAGATTTGACCGATCGATAAAGTTATGAATTTTTTGCAACGGATAGCCTACCCTTGGGTACTGGAGAACTTTAAATGATTAGAATCATGCCATTATGTTTAGTGTTGGTGTCATCTACTGTGTTTGCCGCTGATGACAAGGCCCTGAGAGGAGATTTTGAGAAGGCACAGCGAGAAATCACACTATCCGGCTATCAATGTGACCAGGTGGACAAAATCGAGACAGAAACGAGTTGGTTCTCAAACGAGAAAACGTCAAACGTCACATGTGATAAGGCGTATCATTTTAAAATTCGATATAAGAGCAATGTTCGGGTTAGCGTTGACGTGGACTCGATGTAAAAGCACTGCCGCTTAGAACTCAATCATGCCAGTACTGAACCCTAATCTGTCATCCTCATTCAGTACTGGCAAAGAATCGTAACTTGCATGGGAATCAGAAAATTCTTAATATATCAGCCGCTTATTCTTATCCAGTAAATAATTAAGGAAAAAATTAATGTTTAAGCCGGTAAAGTTGTTGGCGGTTTTTGCAGTGGCGGTAGGGCTATCAGGATGTGCAGTGAGTTTACCGTTCAATAATCGCCTGTCGTATCCCTCAGTTTCAGAAATGAAATCAGTTCATATCCAGGGTGAAAAGCCGAAACTCTCTATCGTATGGAATCCTGCTGATTTCCCACAACGTATTGATATTCAGGGTGCAGATGGTTTTGTCGGTGGTGGTTCTCGTACACGCGTACCAACTGGGGTAGCACTTTCGTCACGTATAGAGGAGGCTGTATCCACATTTGCTGATGTTAATCCTGCTGGACAGAAACTAACCATCACAGTAATAGAAGCCCGTTCCGGTTTCGAATATTCAGCCGGGATGTTCAACATCACGCCAGCAATCGACGTTGGTACTGTATCGTTTAATGCGACGTTCAATCTGAACGGTCAAACCTGGTCACAACAATTCACGTCACATAAAAACGATCCTGTCATTGGCGGTACAAGCCAGACAGGTACACTCGAAAGTGCCTGGGATGACATAGCAGTACAGGTTGCAAAAAATATTGCTCAACACATTAACAAATAAAGCAATGTTTTAATCATGGGGTAAATACTCAAACACACATGAGTAATTACCCTATGAGAACATCAATCCACCTTCCGCAATATGGCAGTACTGAGCTTTATTTTGAAATGGTTCAGGAACTACTAGCCGTCATCGATACAGAGCCACTGATCAAGCTAGATATGAAGTACGACGAATATAACGAAATACTCCATATCAACTTCAGCCATCCCGAACCTGAACAACAGAATATGATGCAGGGTCTAGTACTGCTCTATTGCCCCGATTATCGCTGGCACTGCTGAACAGTACTGAACCGTGATATTCAATCAGAAGGGCAGTTCACCCTGGTCGCAGAACCAATCCTCATCGTCATGCATCTGGTGCATATGGTGTACAGAGTTCAGATAGCTCAAACCATCCAGTACTCTATCAAGCGGTTCAGGGTATAGCAGAACGAAACAATCATGTTGAATCTGGCCTAGCCAGTACTGCCTGTACTGATTCTGGAAGAACACACGATCACCTATCCTGTACTCATCTAACGATGATCCCCAGTAGCACACCGTACCCCACTGACCCAGATGCACGAACCGCTGAATACCACTGGTGATTGATGGATCGAAGCCGTCTTTGTTACCCATATTATACCTCCCCTATTGATACTGTATGTTTGTACAGTATTGCAGGCAGGGAGGATTAGTTCCAGACTGGCCGGAGTTAAAACAATAACACTGGGAAGTGTATGAGAATTGTACAGAAAATTGCAGACGATACCCACGCATTTGAATCATTGTCTGATAATGAAAGCATTAAACTCACACACAAAGCATTAGCTGACATTTCGAACTTTGAACAAGGTTCGGAAGAAGCAACCGCTATACAATTGGGTAAAGCATGTTGCCTGTTATTGACTGTCGCAAAAGAGTTTATGAATGTTGAGTATTGGCAGACAGTACAAGAACTGTATTCTGGTGTTAACCATACGTTCTACAAAGAAGAAATCATTGCAATCCGTGATTACTATTTGGAGTACCTCGCAGAACAGCCTGTATCACTCAAGGTACAACGCTAGAAATACCCACGCACGGACGCGTTTAATTCAGTACAGAAGCATATAGAGCGATACAGAAGCATTGAAAGGTACTCCCGGAGGGGGCAAGCCTCGCGTAGTTTCGGCAGCGAGTTCTTTTAAACGTATGTGCGATTTTTGATCAACGAACCACACCGCAAAATATCCAGTACTGAATTCGTTCATCATTTTGTGTTCAGTATCGTCAAGTGTCACACGTGCCAATAGTGATCCTTAAAATACTGAAAATCACGTGGGACACTTACTATCACCAGATGACAAAGCATCAGATGCAGTACTGAACCCTGATAAATATAAGAACAACAGTCAGGGAAATATTATGTCCACCTCAATTTCAATTAGAAAGTTAGGCCGCGATTACGGCTATGAACACAGTACTGTACTGGCATGGCAGAAACGCGGGATGCCTACAGACACAGAAGAGAATGCACGTGCATGGATCGTAGACAACATCTTAACGCCGCTACGTGATGGTGATGTACGAGACAAAATCGACCAGGCACGATTACGCAAAATGCAGGCAGAGGCAGATTTAGCCGAAGCCGAAGTAAAGTTAAAATTGGATCAACTAATCGAAGCCGATGAAGTTCACAGAGAACTTACCCAGTATTTCAAAACATTCCGTGACTATATCCGTTCACTACCGAACAAAATTCAACATGAAGTTTTCGAACAAGATTCAGTACTGAAAGTTAAGCGAGTACTTCAAAACCGTATCGATGAAATGCTGAATGAAATTGGAGATATGAAATTCGAAGTACCAGACGAGGATGAACAAGGCAAGGATGCCGAAAATGAACAAGACAATAGCAGTACTGAAAAATGCAGTACCAATAATCAAACCTCCAAAGAAGTTAAACCCCAGTGAATGGGCTGAAAATTTAGTACTCCCTGATGGTGCAGCAGCCGGACAGAAGTTAAAACTCTACTCATTTCAGAAAGAGATGTTAGATATTATTGAGTCTGACCAGTACCGCAAGGTTGTTTATAAAACCAGTGCCCAGATTGCAAAGACTACTTTATTAAACTCAGCATTGTTTTACTGGATGGCTACTGATAGTTCTAACATTGGTATCGCCCAAAGTTCATTAGCAGAATTGAAACAATGGAAGTCTGCCAAAATAGATAAAACAATTGAGCAGGTGCCAGTACTATCAGAGTTAGTTACAGATAAGAACGACAAGACCAAAGCAAACAACCAACAGCAGACCGAATTAAAAGACGGCAGTTTCCTGTATTTCATGACTCTCGGCAGTGCAAAAGCATTACGAGGTAAAACACTCAAACGAATCATACTTGATGAAGTATCTGCAATAGACCAGAACTCACCAGAAGGGAACCCGATACGGCTTGCAGAACAACGTGCAACTGATTTCGGCCAGGAAGCCAAAATACTTATTTCGAGTACTCCAACTTTTTCAGGCGATGCAATCGACGTTGAATATCAGAATTCAGATCAACGTGAGTTCTTTGTTAAATGTATTCACTGCCAGCATGAACACACGTTGAAATGGGAAAACGTTAAGTTCGAATGGAAGAAGAACGGCAAGCGTGATATTCCAGATGCCAGTACTGCAAAATTACTTTGTCCAGAATGCCGGGAAGAAATAACAGAATCACAGCGTATTAAGATGGTCAGTACCGGACGTTGGATAGCACTGAACCCATCTGTAACTGATACAGCAGGTTTCTATATTAACCGTCTGTATTCACCGAACAGTACTATTCAGGCTATTGCAAAAGAATTTGAACTGGCATGGTTCGAATATAACTACCAGTCCTTTTACAATACAGTACTCGGACTTCATTACTCAGACCTTCAAGAAGAAATTGACGATTTAGCATTAGAGAATTTACGTGATGATTCATTCGACCTGTCACATATCCCAGATTCAGTACTGGGTATTGTCGTAGGCTGTGACCAGCAATTAGACCGACTTGAAGCAACAGTATTAGGTTTTAACGAAACAGAACTATTTGTACTGGGTCATCGTTTTTTCTATAGCCCTAACTGTGAAATCAAAGGGGCAAAGGCTTATACAGACCTTGCTGCATTCTGTAATCAACGTTTCAAAACAGTATCCGGGCGTGAAGTACCAATACTTAAAGTTGCTGTTGACGGGGGTAACGGGAGGGCAGTAGCCACCGTAAATAGTTTCTGTCAGCAGTATAAGAAGTTCGAAATGATCAAGGGCAGCTCGAATACCAAAGGTGACTTGTTCAAACGCAGCACCTCAGAAGGCCGTCAGTTCTACATGCTGAACGTACACGAGGGTAAGAACTGGGTACGCAGTCTGTTAAACAATGCAGTAGCAGGTAAAACAGATGCACCACTTACGCTACGGTTTGCACACGATTTGCCTGATGACTATTTCGAACAGGTCACAGCAGAGAACCTAGAACGTTCAGGTAGTGGTGTTCGATGGAAGCAGATTACAGGCCGTCGTAATGAGGCACTTGATACGCTGGTCTACAGCCTATGCATGATGAAACTGGCATTGAGTAAATTAGGTGGATTGCCATTCAAGAAATTACGAGAGTACAGAAGTAGTAAACGAACCGATGAACAAACTTCCAGTACTGAATCTACCAAACCCGTCAAGCCTACCGAACCAAATAATAAATACACTAAACCAAAAGCCAAAAGTATTGGTAAATCATGGTTCGGCTAAGGATAAATAAACATGAAAGACAAAATCTATATCGGTGAAGTACTTCACGAAGTACTACAGCCTAATACAACATTAAAAATCGGAAACAGTACTGATACGTTATTCACACACAACACAGAGAACGATACTGAAACGGTAACTCTCACCATCGACTCCACAGATTGGAAACCGGGTTATTACTCAGTCGTATATAACAATAATGGTGAGCTGGGTATTCGTATTAGTACTGTAACCGTCATTGACCCGATGGCACAGACAGACCGATTAACAGAACTGCAATCACAGCTTGATGATATTAATAAAATCATCACAGCACGAATTAACGGCGATACCAGTACTCTGACTATCAACAATAAAACACTGGTACATGAAGACCTGAATACATTGATCAGTCTGAAAAACAGTATCACTAAACAGGTCAACGACCTGAAACGCAAACTAACTACAGGCAATAAGGGCTTTTTCAAAAGTACTATTCATTGCCGCTAATAATGGAGATCACACGGAATGTGGCCTTTTAACAAACGGCAAATTGAACAACCCGCAGTACTACCAAAACCTAAAACAGTACAACCCCGCAAATATCAACCGACAAGTACTGAATTCAAATCTCAGACACGTTCACTAACTGGGCTACCAACAAAGATTATTGGCTCTTACGGTACTGGTGTTCAGAACGTAAACATCAATGCGGTACTGAGACAGTCTCTGACATCGCTACGTGATGCAAGCCGTTCACTGGTACTGCAAAACCCGTATGCACGTCGATACGTATCACTGAGTTCTGGCACAGTGGCAGGGGCAGACGGTATCACCGTACGACCTTCACCGATTGGCCTCGATGGTCAAACCGATCCAGTACTGGCAGACCGCTTAGACAAGTTGTTTTACGAGTGGGCATCAGATGCAAACCGCTTTAGTACTGATGGTTCTCTGTCATTCGACATCTTCCAACAACTGGTAGAGCGTGCAAGGGCTACCGATGGTGAATGTTTTGTTCGACTGCATACAGACGGTGATGAACTACAGGTATCAATCATCGATGCCAGTCGTGTCCCCAGTACTAAAAACGAGTTACTGAAAAACGGTTCGTACATCAGTAATGGTATTGAACGTGATCAACATGGTCGGGTACTGGCCTATCACGTAGCCGATATTAACCCGCTGAATTACACCATCCAGACAAACAGTACTCAACGTATCCCAGCCAGTGAAGTACTGCATTATTTCATCCCAGAATTCCCAGGACAGGAACGAGGTTTCCCGGACTGTATTGCAGTCATGAAGACCCTGGAAGATTTCAACAGTTATAACGAAGCGGCAGTCCTACAGAAAAAGATCGCAAGTTCAGCTATGGGGTTTATTACCAATACTGACAACAATCAGGATGAACTCTTAGACGGTGAAAATCCAGAACGTGAATTTGTAGAGTACTTTGAACCGGGCAGTATTAAAGAACTGGCCCCAGGGCAGCAGATCCAGACTCTTAACCCGCAGGCAGGTACAGACAAAATTACTGAGTTTTCAGACGCTGTTCTAACAACTATCAGTACTGGCCTTTCCGTTCCAAAATCCATGTTAACTGGCGATACACAAAACGCGTCATTCAGTGCTGCAAAAATGGCAGACCGTATCAGTCGTGAAGGGTTTAAAACTCGTTCTAATCTACTCATTTCGAAAGTACTCAAACCTATCTACCGTGAATTTATTAAACGAATCATGGTATCTGAACTTAAAGAACTTAGTTTCACGAACTTTGAGAATATCGCGAACAGTACTTTCATTACAGTTAAGCAAGTCTCGCTTGATCCTAATAAAGATGCTCAGTACGAGCAAGTACTATTAGAAATGGGAGTCAAAAGTAAGTCCCAAATTATCCGTGATTTAGGCATGGAGCCTCAGCACGTATTTGAAGAACTTAAACGAGAAGCGGAGATAAATAAAACAGAAACAATGAACAAGGACAGTTCAAATGAAATTCAAGAACCAAAAACGGGAGATGACGTTATCGAGTGACGTACTCTCTGATAATAACGACCGTACAGTACTGTTAGCTTTCAGTTCTGAAAATCCTGTAGTACGTACTATCGGTGGTCAGGAATATAATGAAATTCTTCTGCATAATCCTGAAAACGTAGACCTATCAAGACTGCAAAATAAAGCCGCTCTACTTTTCAATCATGACTTTGATAATCATATCGGTGTAGTCGAATCAGCCACTATTGATCCAGACCGTGTAGGACGTGCATTAGTACGTTTTAGTTCTGTTGGTATGGGTGCTGAAAAATATGAAATGGTACGTGAAGGTACACTGACCAAAGTTTCAGTTGGGTACTCAATCGACGAATATCGTATTGAAGGTGAAAACCTCTTAATTACTAAGTGGACCCCATTTGAGATCAGTACTGTATCCGTGCCTGCTGATGATCTAGTCGGAGTAGGGCGTTCTCTTGAAGAAGAGCAGGAACCAGAAGTACCTGAACCCGAAAATAAAGACGAACAGCCATCCGAACAAGAGGAACGTAACGAGGAAACTGAAAATGAACCCGATGAAAATACTGAAAGTACTGCTAATACTTCTGAGTTTAATCCCGAAATCATTACCGAAGCGGAAACGATAAATAACAGTGAAAGTATTGGTGATGGCGAGCAGCCAGAACCAGAAGAACAAAATGATGATTCAGCCGTTCAGGAACAGGTTCAGGAAGAACCAAGAGAACAGGCCGAAGAAGATCAAAAACGCATTGCCGAAATTAATGCTATTTCACATGCATTCAATATCCGCTCTGAAATTGCAAATCAGGCAATCGAATCCGGCTTAACCATTGATGCGTTTCGCCAACAAATTAAAAATAAACCCATTATCAAGGATGATAACAAAATGGAATTTTCCCTTAACTCTCTACTGCGTTCAATGATGGACGGTGGCGTAACTACCGATGGTAAACGCGGTGTAATTATTCGTGAAAACGATCTGGTAAGTGCAATTCGTGCTGGTGTAACTACTACTAGTGCAAAGGACGTTATTCACACTGATGTACTGTACGGTGCATTTATTGATGTACTGCGTGATCAAGGTGTTCTGAAAAATCTGCCAGTACAGACATATTCCGGTCTTACCTCGGAAATTAGCCTACCAAAACTTTCAGCAGATTTTGCGGCGGGCTTTGATGAAGTACCAGAAAATGGTGCAAGTCCAGAAGTCGATCCGATTTTCTCCAGTGTCGTAATGAAGCCGATCACCTATTCCGGTAGCGTGCCTCTCTCTCGTTCAGTACTGAAATCATGCCCACAGATCGAATCAATTGTTACTCAAGCTATTGTTGCTGGTTTCTCTCAGCGTCTTGAAACAATCGTAATGCAGAAAATCGTTGCAGCAGTACAGGTCGCTGGCAAGGTTGAAACGGTAGATAACTATTCTTATGCTGACATCGTAGCCGCTCAGGGGGCACTGGGTGACGAAGGCGTGGCATTCGGTAATATCAGTGCTGTAATGAGTCCACAGACTAAAGCTACTCTGCGTAGTACTCTGCGTGGTGCAAATACCGCCGCTGTGTACCTGTTCGACGATGGCGATCTGTGTGGTGTACCTGCCTATGACTCTAAAGTACTGGCTGGTCAGAACTTCATTATTCTGGGTGACTTCTCCAAAGTTGCAATTGGCTCCTGGGGTGATATGGAACTGGATCTTGACCAGACCAGCAAAAGGGCACAAGGTGCAATTGTTGCTCGTGTCTGGCATGATTTTGCCGTAGTACTTACCAATCCAGAAGCGTTCCGCGTAATCAAACTGGCCTAATCCGATGAGAGCATTTAATACGCAATGTATGGATGCTCTGATTAACAGTTTTGGTGAACCTTTAGTACTAGACAATGGCAGTACTATTACTGTCATTTTCGAACAGTCCGAAATAGCAATTCAAACTACCGAAGGACTGATACAAACAACAGAAAACTACTTCACATGCCGCCGTGATCAGATCACCTATGATGATTCCTTTGTACTGAATAATGTTCGGTACGAAATTTATAACATTATTGATGATCTGTCAGGCTTATGTAATGTTTATTATAGAGAGGCTTGATAACATGAATATTTCAACTATTAAAAATCATGTATCAAGCCTTTTTGCATCTAATGGTTTGAAAGTACGCAAAGCTACCAAAACAAATATTCAGACATCCAGTGATTACATTCTGATGATCAGCAATGTAACCGAACAATACGAACAACTTGACTATAGTAACCGTCATTCTGTCATTTTAACTATGGATGTGCTGGTTACATCTCAGAGTGAATCAAAAGCACAACAAACAATGGATAAAGCACATTCAGTATTATTCAGTACTGAATTAGTTGCTGGTTTGTTAGAGAAGGGCATTAATGTTAGTTCATTAAAACTACTCTCAGTAGTCGATGATACCGACCCGGATACAGCCATAAATACCATTATGACAACGTGCCAGATTAATTACATTGCACGTGCTACAAATAATGGAGAATAACAATAATGGCAGGAATCATGCTCGGCAACCGCACTTTGCTATCTTACAGTACTGATCTTAATAATACATACCCAACATCTATCTATACGATTATTGATAACCTGGCTGCATTTCCAGAAGTTAAAATCAACAGTACCACACAAACGATAGAAACATATGATCAGGAATTTACTAGCATCATCACTGGTGGTCTTAAAATCAGTAACATCAGCATTGTAGTAAATTATGTACCAACAAATACAGGTCATATGTTCCTCAGCAATGCATACGCTGCGAATCGTTCATTTCAGTTGAAGTTCAGTCTTTATGAAAGTCAGACATCACTACGCCAGAACTACATTATTCTTAATGGGCGTATTACTGCACAAAAGGATGACGCAGACATTAATAAAGTATACGGGCGTACCTGGACTTTTACGCCTGATTCTATCGTTCGTCAGGGAACGATTGATGATCAATTCCCATTAGTACTGGGTAATTTTGGGGTAGGTGCTGATGGTATTACCGTACCGCATTATGAATCTGACGGCGGTAATTCATTCATTAAAGTACCAGTTACAAATACGATGAATCCTGGCGGTGTTGATCTACTTGGTGTTGGCCTTGTAGATGGTGGTGGTATGAGTAAAGCACAGATGGTCGTTACTGAATCAGGTACTCCACGTCTGTACATTAAGAATACTGATAGTACCGTATACGATCAGGTATACAGCACAGCTAATAAACCAGTACTTAACGCAGGTGCAACACAGGGCGTTTCAGGAATCCTGCCAGTATCAAATGGCGGGACTGGTAGTTCTGTAGCCGCTACAGCACTCAGTAACCTGAATGGTCTACCAAAGACGGGCGGTACTCTGACAGGTGGCCTGTCAGGAACAACATTATCACTATCCAGTACTTTAACCGTGACAGGTGCCAGTACTTTAAATGGTGGAGCAACTGTCAACGGGGCAATTAATCAGGACGGTGTTGCAGCAGCAACTTATGGTCATACATCACTATCCGCAGCCGCAGCAGGTACTAAATCTTATTTGCGTAAAATGCGTGGCGGTACTGGTGACACAATCTTCCATGAAACCGTCCAGGCAGGTAACTACCGATTAGCCACTGGTGCCAGTACTGATAGTTCTGATGCTCTGACACTTTCCAGTACTGGCAACCTGACGATTACTGGTGGTCTTAACGCTTCATCTGCAACGTTGAGTACTGCATTACCGGTCAGTTCTGGCGGCACTGGGGCAGTTACGAATACACAGGCACTGCAAAACCTTAATGGTGTTCCACAAACAACCACTGTCAACGGAAAGCCACTTTCATCAAACGTAGTACTTTCAAATACTGACATTTCCGGTAGTGCTAAATCAGGTGCTAACTCAGATATTACAAGTATCACTGGCTTAACCACTGCACTTAGTGTTGCACAGGGCGGTACTGGGGCATCCGTTCCAGCAATAGCACTCAGTAACCTCGGGGGTGTTGCTAAAACCGTAACAGTGAACTCTAAGCCTTTAAGTACCAACATTGTTCTGAACGCAGCAGACGTATCAGCAGTACCAACGTCAAGAACGATCAACGGGCAAGTACTCAGTGATGATCTAGTACTGGGTGCCCTGGATGTATCAGCAATGCCGTACTACGGAACCATCGTGGCAGGCATGAACCTGAATACTCTGAACGGGTCTGTATTTGGATTATATGAGCAACCAGTAACTGCTAACGCAACAACGGCTTTAGGTTATCCGGTTGCCGTAGGTGGTACATTGTTTGTTCTGAAGAGTGGCGTAACTCACGCGAACAGTTGTACTCAGGTTTATTACCCTGCCAGTAGTGATGACATCTGGAACAGGACTGGCACAAGTAATAGCAGTGGTGTTGTAACCTGGTCTGCATGGGTTCGTACTGCAAATATCACCAGTGCAGGTGTGAACAGTACTATCAAGTCTCTAACCGGACTAACAACAGCACTTTCAGTATCACAAGGCGGTACTGGCTCAACCGTAGCAAGTACTGCACTCTCAAACCTCGGCGGGGTAGCGAAAACTGTAACAGTGAACTCGAAACCGCTTTCTGCAAATATCGTATTAGATGCCGATGACGTGTCAGCAGTACCTAATACCCGTAAATTAAATGGGATTTCATTAGCCAGTGACATCACGTTAAATGCAGATGATGTAGGTGCATTACCTAGTCGTGGAATTATCCCAGTAGGTACTGACCTGAACGATTTAGATGGGACACTGCAAGGTTATTATCAGCAAACGCTAAATTCCAATGCAACATCAGTACTGAATTATCCAGTACAATTTGCGGGGACATTAGTAGTACTACAAAACTCGGCAACTCACGTTAAAAGCTGTACGCAAATGTACTACAGGTATAACACGAACGACTTGTATACACGCACCGGGTATTCAAACGGTTCAGGTGTTATTTCATGGGGTGCATGGGGGATGTATGCATACACCGATATTAACGGTGTGAACAGTACTATTAAATCCCTTACCGGGTTAACAATACCGTTAGTACCCCAAACGCGAAAAGTTAACAACAAAGTGCTTTCCAGTGATATCGTTTTAGCTCAATCAGATATCGCAGGCACAGTACCAACATCATTAACAATTAATGGTAAATCTCTAACAAGTAATATAGTACTTACGAACACCGATGTTTCAGGTAGTGCATCCTCTGGAGCAAATAGTGATATTACAAGTCTAACTGGATTGACTACTGCTCTCAGTATTTCCCAGGGGGGTACTGGTAGCACCTCAGCAAGTGCAGCGTTGAGTACTCTCGGTGGTATGCCTAAATCTGGTGGTACATTCTCTGGTGCAGTAGGTGTATCAAGTACTTTAGCAGTTACAGGTACTCTGACCACAAGTAACAGTATTATTCAGGACGGGGTTACACAGACGACATATTGTTATACTGCGTTAAGTTCCGGTGCGGCAGGTAATAAATCATATCTGCGTAAATTCCGTGGTGGTACAGGTGATGCTACATTCCATGAAACTGTTCAGGGAACGACATACAGGATTGCAACCGGAACAACTGATACTACTGATGCTATGACGTTATCCAGTACAGGCGACCTTACTACATCACATCTTACAGCTACAGATAATGATGCAACCTTACCGGGTACTGGCAGTACTGTTTATGGTGGTCGATTAAAATCACTGTACACAGTAAATGGTGTTGAAAAAACATCCGCTTATTTGCAATCAATTAAACGTATTGAGTGGGATTACTCTATAGCTCGTCTGTTTGTGAACCAGACAGGTGGTGGGACCGATACGGCACAATCACGATATTTTGATTTTATGTCCAACGGCAACGTGCAATTTTCGGGACGTATGTTTATGGGCAGTCCTGCTGTGAACTCGTGGTGGAACTCAGCCCAGCCCCACTATGCCGCCTATTTCGCGGATACAGCAATAGACACTCCGGGGAATGGTGCTATAGCGGGGATTTCATGGGGGTATCAGCACGGCGGGGGCTATAACCTGCGAACAATGTGGGGAAATGTCGGTAATGGTACGGCGAGCTGGGGTAATACCGCAATGACCCAGTTTGGAGATAATGGGTCCAAGATACGGTACTGGTACTTTACGCCCGTTCAGGGGGATCTGGTTACTTCGGCGAGTGGCGATGGTGGCTTTGGTGGCAATTACACATTCCAGAAAGCAGCAACTTCTGACGCAACATTGAAACATGATATTAATTATGATGACGGTAAAGCATCCTATGAAAATATCAAAAAGCTGAAACCATGTACTTTCAAATATAACTTTGATCCGATGGGGCGTGAACGCCGTGGTATTATTGCACAGGACGCATTACGCGATATTGATAGCGAGTACGTTAAACTGGTTCCAGCCGCACCAGAATATGATGATGAAGGAAATCGTTGTGATAAAGATGATACGCTGGCACTCGATAATAACGTCATTATGATGGATACGGCACTTGCACTAAATCATTCAATTGCAAAAATTGAAGCGATGGCAAATGAAATTGCTGAATTACGTGCAATGATTGCAGCACTAAATAAATAAGAAGAAAACAACAATTCAGTACTGGTAAGGATGCCAGTACTGAACTCTATGATAAGGACATCATTATGCCAACTCCAATGGACGTTTTTACAGGTTCAAATATTACAGTAGGTATCGGTACTGCCGGACCGACTGTAGCAACGTCATTTACATCAATTCCTGAGGTTGCCGCTTTTCCAGGCACAGGGAGCACCGCAACTGTAATTGAGGTAGTGAGTTTTAATAGCTCATATAACCGTAAACTGGTAGGTAGTAAAACAAACGCAGACGTAACATTACAGGTCAACTGGATGCCAGATAACACAGTACATCAACAGCTTGTTACCGCCTTTGAGAACGGTACTCGCATTCAGTTGAAGTTCAGTTATTTCACAGACGCTACAAAAACAGCAGGGTCATACGTCGTATATAACGGTTTCATCAGTGAGAAAAAGATTGAATCTGATCGTGACAAAGTCGTGAATATGACTCTCAATTTCGCCTGTGACGGTGCAGCAGTAGCACAGGGGTTACTGCCATAATGGATATTCATACTCTATTTGCAGCCCTGAAACCTGAACTTCACGAAGTTACCCTAAAGAACGGTGCAGTACTTCATATTCATCGACCAGCTATCAGCAATTTCGAAAAGTGCATTGATGCTAAAAGTACTTTACTCTATACCGTCAGTAATGAAGACGGTCAGCCTATTTTCTCTGATGTTGACGAAGACGGTAAAATTAATGTTAATTATATTGATGCTCTTATCGTCGCTGAAATTAACAATGAGGTAATGAAATTGTGGCCTAAAGCAGACGAACCACAAATTCAGGATCAGATCGAAAAAAAATAAGAAGCAATCCACGTTTGATGTTTACCCTGAAACTAATTAACAAACGTGGATTGAGTCCATCAGAACTGGAAACATTAGATCCAGAATTATTTGAATATCTGATGATTTACGATTCCAGTATTGAACCATCGGGAGCAAGGTTCGAACACATTAAATATTCGAATCTTGCTCATCTTATCTTAATGTCCTCTGGTAATTTAACCGAAGCAGGCATGAAGAATGCCAGTGTTAATGACTGGGATATGTACGGCCTGCTTTCAAATAAGACAGTACATCAACGTATTCAGGAAGATGAACAAAAACAACTGACACAACAACAATTACAACAGTCAGCCATGATGCAATTCATTACTGGCAGTACTGGCAATGGAGGCTAAAACATGGCAGGGAACAATCAACAATTAGTTTTTAATATCAACGGTGATGCTACTGGCCTGCAACGTGCATTAGGTACTGCCGGAAACAGTTTAAATGCATTCAGTCGTGAGGCTGGCGGTTCGCTTGCTTCATTATCTGGTGGTTTCGGTGACATCACTGGAAAGCTGGCCGGGATGAATACAGGGCTACTTGCAGTAGGTGCAGGGTTCGGTGCATTAACAGCTATTACAATCAGTCAGGTAAATGCAGCATCTGATTACGTTAAAGTACTGAACGATGCTTCTTATACTTCTGGTATGACCGTAGAACAGCTACAGAAATTACAGGGTGCTTTTGGTTCACTGAATATTGAATATGATAAGTTCAGCGATTTCAACAAAGACGCACTTGATCATATGGGTGATTTTTTCCGTGAGGGTAAAGGCGGTTTCGGTGATGACCTGAAAGCATGGGGTGTAAACCTTCAGGGCTTTACAAAGTATATGAATGATGCCGATGGCGGTATCAAAATGATCATCAAGACATTTTATGAACTTCAAAAAGCAGGGAAATCGAATGCTGAAATTACCAATGCTATGGAAAGTATTGCCAGCGACTCCAGTAAACTCATTCCAGTACTGAGACAGTACAAGTCAGAAGTTGAAGCAATTAATGCAATTGAAAAACAACATGCTGGTATTACTTCTGAAACAGCACAGGCATATGCTGCATATGAACAGAATATTGCCCAGTTGGATCGCAATTTCCAGGAACTACGTGTTAACGCACTATTACCTGTAATTGAAGCACTTAATGAATTACGCAATATATTTGCTGGTGAATGGAAAATGCCATCATTCGATCAGATGGGTGGAAACCTGAAACGTTTTGCATATGATTTTGCATCATGGGGTGATCATCACGCATTGCCTGATGAATGGGCTAAAAATCAGTACTCAAATAGTACAGTACCAAAAACTGCACCGAAAACTGTTAGTACTAAACCCTATAAACTCAAAGATCCAGAAGGTGAAAAAAAAGCGGAAGATGCAGCCAAAAAAGCCGCAGCAGACGCTAAACAACTTGAGCAGAAACAAATTCAGGCACGTATTAACCTGAATCAGGTGATGTCTCAACTGGGTAAAAACTCAGCGGAACAACAGGTTTTACAGTACAACTACACTCAGAACGAGCTACGTAAAAAACTGGATGAATCGTTAAGTACTCTGAATCTTAATGAAGAACAAAAAACTAAAATCATTGCAAGACAAGAACAGGCACGTTTAGAAGGTAGTAAACGTATTATTACTGAAATGTTGGAAGCATCCGATCCTAAACAATTATCTGAAAACCTGGCAGCGTTGAGTATTGGTAATACGCAAAATATTACTCCTGAACATATCCAGAAAATGCTATCTGCACAGGATGCCCGTACTGGCATGGTCGATGAGACAAATCCTTTCGGTAATCAGGATGCCATCAAGAGACAACAGGACGAAATATACAAGCAGCGTGATTTTGAAATTCAGGTTGATCAGCAACTTTATGCCGACAAATTAATCTCTAAGGAACAATTTGAAAAGCGTAAAGCTGAACTAACCAGCAGGTATAATAACAAAGCGGCACAGGTAGAACGTCAGAACAGCCAGGCTCAGATACAGACCTTTGCTGATACAGCAACAAGTATCGGTACTATGCTCGAAGGTGTCGCAGGGAAGGGCAACAAGGCCGCACAAGCCGCTTTTGTGGTAGGCAAGAGTATCTCGATTGCCAATATTGTAATGAAAATACAAGAAGCACTGGCTAACGCAATGGCTACTCCGTGGCCTGCGAACTTTGCGAACTATGCACAGGTAGCAAGTTTAGGGGCGTCAATTATCAGTACTGCACGTGGTACACAGATTCAGGGGCAGGCACACAGCGGTATTGATTCAGTACCTAAACTGGGTGGTAATGATGAATCAACATGGGTTCTGAAAGCGGGTGAACGTGTTCTGAACAACGATAACAACCGTGATTTGACTCAATTCCTGAAACAACAGGATAAGTCAGATAATAGTGGTACTGGTCAGACTGTAATCAATGCCCCGTTAGTGGTTAATGGCGGTGGTCAAATTACCGATCAGCAATTTCAGACCATGCTGAAAAAGCATTCAAATAACGTGATGCAGGCAGTACGAGCAGCACAGACCAGAAATACGTAATACCAAAAGCCAGCATTCACGCTGGCTTTTTCTTTTCCTGATAAATACTGTAAATCAGGAGAGCATCATGGGTTTATTTTCAAACAATATCAAAATAAGTGATTTCAAATTACAAAGTACTGAACCCGCCTATTCAAATAAGAGTTGGACGGGTGCACAAATCCGACGCAGTACAGGTATTCAGTATTATCAGATTTCATTCAATCTTCAATTTAATCAGGCAGACAGACAAGAGGTACTAAACTTTATCGCCCAGAATTCACAGGGACGCCCATTCATTACTGACTTGGGTTATTACAGCCAGTATACAGGCAATCAGTTTAATACAGTATCCAGTACTGCAACCGTTAATAAAGGTGGTACGGTCATCCCCTGCAACAGTAATGTACTGGAAGTTGGTACGTTAGTTACATTCCAGAACAGCACTAAAATTCATCGCATTATTGCCAATACAGGGACCTCCATTACCATATTCCCGGCATTACGTCAGAACGTACAGGCAGGTGAAGTAATTCGTTATCAGGGCATTACTGGGGCATTTATTATTGATGTGGACTGTGACCTGAATTTGCAATCAACAAATATTATCAGTCTACAAGTTAAAGCGACGGAGGCACTGTAATGAATCAGGCAGTGTTTACCAATCCGGCATTATTACAGTACTGGAACATTACCAGAGGCGGTAATAAAACCCAGCTAACAGTATCAGAAGTCATGCAATTAGGCGTAACGGTTAAATGTGTTGATATCTTTCCAGTACAGGGTTCTGGCGTACAGGCACTTCATCTTAATGATGGTTATATCGACCTGAATATCAGCGGTAATTTATACACCAGTTTCCCTGACTTCATTAATGATAGTTTTGGTTCATTCAGTGAACAGAAGGATATTAGCAATGATTCTATGTCTTTCAAGGTTAGCAATGTATCACAGGCATTTCAGGCACTGGCATTATCAGGTGGTCTGAAAAACGCACAGGTTAATCTATGGCTGACAATACTGAATCCTGCAAATGCTACAGTACTGGATAATTCATTAATGTTCAGTGGCTATATTGATTATTTTGAATCGGTATCAAATAACGACGATATAAAAAACGAGTTAACTGTGAATGTTAATAGCATATGGAAGAAGCTGGACGTCCAAACCCGGACCCTTGCATCAAATTCAGTGCATCAAAGTACACATAAAAATGATGCGTATTTTTCACTACTCGGAAAAATTAACTCTCAGCAAACATGGAAGTATAAAAAATGAGAAACAATATAATCAAAATTCACAACATTGCTCAGGAATGTGTCAGTACTGAATTCCAGTTGGGCCAAAATGATTGCAATATTCTGGTACTGAGAGTTATCGATCAGGTATGCGGTACTGCATATACCGATTTAGCTATGGGCAAATACAAAACCATTAAAGCGGGTCAGAAATTATTCACTAAACATGAACTGGGTTCACTGGAAGAGATCTGTAAACGTCATGGTATTGAGGTTGATACGCCTGTTATGGGTGACGTTATGGTTAACGGTATTCACGGTTCTGTAGTACTGGATGGTAAGTACATTGCCCTGAATGCTGACAGTACTGGATTCAATGTTGCAGTACTGCCCTGGCTACATAACTGGAAATTTTACCGGATCACTCCAACGGAAGGGGGTGAATAATGGGTGGTAAAATTACAGGTGCTGGGATAGTCGGTGCATTAATCACAGCCGTTGCAGTGGCGGCGGCAGCGTGGACGGGCGGGGCAAGTCTTACAGCCGCCGCAGCATGGGGAGCAGGAGCAGGAACTGCCTCCCTTATTAGTACTTCAATGTTGTCACAGATGCCGGGTGTTACTCCTCACAGTGACAGTGCTACAACGTTAAGCCGAAGTACCAGCCCGCAAAGCGGCATACCTATACTGTACGGTGAAAAGGTTAAATGCGGTTCAATAGTTAACTGGTACAACGTGCAGAACAACAGCAGTCAGTACCTGTTTACGAGTCATGCCCTGGCAATGGGTGAGATTAACAAGGTCAGCCAAATCTGGCTTGATGACGAACCAGTACTGACAACGCCTGTTACAGTTGAAGGAGTTGTACCGAATACCAGTATCGATGCGAAATACCGTGATATTTTGCAGTTAGAGGTATATTTCGGGAAGCCTAATTACACGGCGGGTAAAGTACTGGCTGGTACTTATGGTGGTTCTCAGTGGAATAATAGTACGTTCAAAGGTAATGGGATCGTACAAGTATATACCGTTATCAAAAAAACTCAGAAATCATTAGAGGACAACCTGTTAGTTAACGATAGTTACGTATTAACTGCTGAATGTTCTGGCAAAAAGATCTACGATTTAGTGTCTGGTACTACTATCGTCAGCAATAACCCCGTAAACCAGTTATACGATTATGTGACCAATACAGAATATGGGCTTGGTGTCAGTCCCGGTAATATTGATATTGCATCATTCCAGACGGCAGCACAGTACTGTACCCGTTATCAAATGTATAGTAATGGTGCTATTGATTATCAGTCCACTTATAAGTCAAACATTGAAAAAATGCTGATGACTTTTGGCGGCATTACCAGTATTCATTGTGGTAAATTGTATTTGACTGTAGATATTCCGGCACTGTCAGTACAGACATTTGACGAATCAACAATTTTCGGTGAATTTGTCAGTACTACGAGTGGCATCAGCGATTATTTCAATACCATCGATGCAACATGGAAGAACACTACAAATAATTATAGTGATGATATTTTGCGTATTCCGTCTGATATTCCGGCCAGTGATGTATTAACCAGTGATGGATTGATTATTGCTAAAAGCCTGGACTATTCATGGGTGTATGACAAAGACCAGGTTGAACACCTGATTAACATCGAATTGCTGAAAGGTAAATATTCACACAATACAATTAGTTTCAGTACTGACAGTGGCTGGGATATTGCCGTTTGGGATGTAATTACCGTTAATTTCCCGGAACATGGTTACGAGAATAAGCTGTTCAGGGTAGCGGGTAAATCGATTAGCACGAATACCGACAGTATCGGCATGGTTCAGTTGCAATGTGTTGAGTATCACCAGGGCATTTATGAAGGCGTAGACGTACCGATGTATGGCTGGGAAGGAACATTATCGAAACCAGTAGCAGTACTGCCACCGTCAAACCTCACAGTAGTTAAGAAGGGGGCAACTAATCAGGGGCAGACTGTAGTACTTTCATGGTCAGCCAGTATCGATCAGTATCTGCGTGGTTACTACGTGTACTACCGTCAGACAGGTACGCAAACGTGGACTTATGGCGGCAGCACGAACCAGTACGTACTGAGTTACGAGCTATACGGCCTTACAACAGGCGTTCAGTACGATTTTGCAGTAGCAGCATTCAACAATCTCGGCATTGTGTCCGACAAGGTGACACAGAACGGTGTTGTACCTGATTTCGCGTTTACCCTACCTGCAATTACTGGCCTGAATCTGATCAACCGTGGCAGTACTGCAACGACTACCGATGCACTGGATTTCATCATAGGGTGGGATGATCAGTCATATCTGAACGTGAATGGTAAGCAGTTCAGCGAGTATTTCAACAAATACGAAATCATTGTGTATGACACTGGCATGGTCAAAAAGCGTTCATACTTCATCCAGGCGAATCAGTTCACGTACACCTATGCAATGAACAAACTGGATACTCTAAGCCGTACACGTACGTTCGGCGTGGTGGCATGGGGTCATAACAGCAGTATCTATAGTGCAGAAGCCCGTATCACGGTGACTAACCCACAATGCCCAGCATTGACCGGGTTCACGGCTAATGCAGGCTATGAGTCTTTATTCGTTGCCTACAACAGCCCTGAAGCATCGGCTACTGACTTTGCTGGTGTACTGGTGCAGGTTGCTACTAACAGTACATTCACGCAGAACCTGAAAGCGTTCGGTACTAACAGTCCGTTCATGCACAGTTTCCCCATTGCCGATGGGAAGTACTATGTTCGAGCTGGAGCCTATGACGAGTTCGGCCAGGATTCGATCATCTATACGGCGGGGGTCTATGTTGACTTGCAGAGTAGGGTTAACTGGTCAGTACAGGATGAACAGTCACTGAATGATTTCCTTCATCTGGACGACAAGATCAGTACTGCTATTGACGACGCAGTAACGCAGGCTAACGTGAACACCACTACTAAGATAGGTGCGTCAGAAACTAAAACGACAAAGTTGATTAACGACGGTGATAAGGTAAACGCAACGGCAATTACCAATTTGCAGGCAACTACAGCAGCGGATTTATCAGCACAGGTCACTACGTTGAATAAGGCCATCACTGATGGAGATAAGGCGAATGCGACCAGTATTACCCAGTTGACCAGTAAAACAGCTACAGATATTAGTGCAGCAGTCACAACACTGAATCAGACAATTACAACTAAAGATACGGCTCAGACACAGGCACTGAATGCACAGGTTAGCAGTATCAACAGTAATATTACGTCCCAGGTTGCAACACTGAACAGTACTATCACATCTAAAGATACAGCTCAAAGTACTGCACTATCTCAGGCAAAATCTGAACTGAACGGTTCTATCAGCAGTGTCAGTACTGCCATGACTACCAATATCGATGCACTAAAAAATACTGTGAACTCTCATTATGAGGTCAAGGTAAACAGTAATGGTACAATTGCGGGGATGGGTATTTACTCTGACGCAGCTACTAAAGCAAGTGCTGTTTATTTCGTGGCAGACGATTTTAAAATTATCACGGCTAAGACATCTGGTGCAGTATCTAACCCGGTAATTCCGTTTGCAGTACAGAACAATACCGTTTACATCAACAGTGCAATGATTGCTAATGCCAGTATTGGACAGGCACACATTGCCGATGCAAGTATAAGTAATGCTAAAATTCAGGACGGTTCAATCAATAACGCGAAAATTGGTTATCAGATTAGTTCGAACAACTGGAATGATGCCTGGCCTTCTAATGGTGGTCAGGGTTGGTGTATCCGTAAGGATGGTACAAGCTACTTCAACAACGGCTATTTCCGTGGTAGCGTTTTCGCTGATAATGGTTATTTCAAAGGCGATGTTTACGCGGAGAATGGTTATTTTAAAGGTACTGTGTATGCATCAGGTGGTTCATTCACTAATGGTACTTTCGTTAACTGTACCATTGATAATCTGAAAGCCAACAGCATTCAGGGTGATATCATGCGTATGTTTTTATTAGGGGCGGGCGGTATTACAATTCCAGCAGAATCACAGTTTGCCCGCATTCTGACAATTCCATGTATTCCTGTGACTGTAAAGGGCGGTTATGATGGTACATTTACACCTCCGCGAGAAACTACTAACACACGTGCAGTTAGTGTGTATGCAAATGGAAGTATATTAGGCGGTGCTAATATATCTGCCAGAGGTCTGGAAAGTGATATTAGTGTTGGTTCCGTATCAATGACAATCCCAGCAGGCGTAGCGGTAACACTAACGATTCAGTTACGTTCAAATGGGAATTTAATTACTTATAACGGGCCTGATTTAACAGTTGTTGTAGGTAGAGCATAAGGAAACTAAAATGATATCAGGAGAATTCAGGCGGGGGGCAACTCCCGCCGATGCAGTACGAGTACTGAATAGTCAGGGCAAATTGTTTATCACCGATTTTCAGTCAGAATTAACAAAACGTTGCCGTGCATTATCGAAACAGATTCAGGATGACATCAGTAATAGTGTCGATGGCGGGGCGGTTAACTTCACCAAACGGGCGATATTCTTCAATTTCATTCAGTATGGTAATGGAATCAGGACTAACCAAATCATTGTACGTGGTTCACAGGCTGCATATCTGCGTTCAGTACTGACAGATGACCCGGCAACGTTTAACAAAATCATTCCTACCAGTAATGCCAGAATGACCGCTCAGGGCAACATTGCAGGTCTGCATACCCAGATGGGTAAGAAGTACAAGGTAGTGGAGCAGAACGGTAAAAAGTATTTGATTGATACCAGTCTGAAGAAAAAGAAACGTGATAAACGGATTATTGGTAAGTATGAGAAGAAAAAACGCAAAATGATATATGACTTCTTTGATGAAACTGAACATAACGCGAGGTTAGTGATAAATAATATGAAAGGTACATTCATATTCAGGAGAAACTAATGCAACAGCATTTCAGTGAAGACGTAACAGAAAACATCACATTAGACGGTCATGAAGTACTTATGTGTAATATTCCATTTAATCAGGCGTTCATCGATTCTAAGTATTTTAACGGTTATGGGGTAGATGTCATGGGGCATGACTTCATGAACATTGCATTCATGGATGACAAGATGCCAGTACTGAATCGTGGTGATATTGTGAACTGGCAATATTACGATGATGTATACGAGGTGCAGGTCATCGATGTATACAAGTTATTCGTTAAAGGTCTGAATATTCAGTACTACCTGGTGCAATTAAAACAGGCGTTTTTAGAGTAAAAATAATAAATACTCTCAGTACATGAGAGAGGATAGTAATATGAATAATAACATAGATAAAGAAAAACTAATCAAGTTTGGCATTTATGCAGCAGCCGTTGTAGGGCTGGCTGCACTGCATACTGTTGGCCTGCCATTATGGACAATCGTTACGCTGAGTCTATTTCTCGGAATTTGCGTATGATGATTACAGGAACATTAATTGGTTGTGTGAGTGCAACCGTGGCAGTACTGGGTTTTGCATTTTCACGATATCGTGAGTTTAAGCAGGATACAGAGGCTCTGGAACGTCGCATAGGTGATTTGCAATCTGAGCAGAAGCTATTGAAGCAACGTTTAGATAAAATCGAAAATGAACAGGTTGTATTAGAATCTGAACTGAAAAACGTTCAGATGAAAATCAACGAAATTGATGTGAAACTTTCACGCGTATTGACCATCTTAGAATTGCAGCATGAAAAACAACTAAGGCCAGCATAATAGCTGGCCTTAATTGTTTTAGTTTGTTACCCAGTACAGTAATTGATCGATACGGTTCGGGGTCTGTTGGTACAATTTGCTGTTTTTCAATTCTGCAATTGCAGTAGCGTAATTGTGGTTCTTCAATGCTGCAAGATGTTTCACGAACTTAGAGTAACCAGTTTTACCCAACTGGAATACGAGAATTGAAACTAATGCATTCCAGCGTTCTGGTAAATCCAGATTGAATGAATCAGCATCACGTTTAGCCTTCTGGTAATCGACCAGGAGTAATTGATCGGCTTGCTGTTCTGTAATTCCTCTCAAGAACTTACTACGTTCACTAGCCTTAACAAGATGACCGTACCCGATAGTTTCAAAACCTTCAGAATCTTTATAGATATGGAAAAGTCCATTTCTGAAATATTTTATTTTGGTCTGATATTGTCTGGTTCCTTCAAGTTGTTTCAGTAACTCGATTACGTCTGTTTCGATGCTCATTTTGATGTTTCCTCATAAATATGTGTATGAACTTATTTATCAAGGAGTGATAAAAATGGCGTCAAATGACGAAATGAAATGGGCAATGTGGTACAGCGATGAAGATTTCATCCCAGAAGAAACGGCATGTTTCGTATATATAATCCAGTTTCCGAACAGTGGTGAGTTCTATATTGGTCAGAAACGAGTGTGGAAGTCGGTTAAAAACGTTTCAGAGATAAAACCAGACAGTAAACAGTCGAACTGGAACGATTACACCAGTTCTAGTAAATCAGTGAATGAAATGATTGAAGCAGGTGAACCGTATAAAAAGAGCATCCTGGCCTGTTATCCAACATATGCCGAAGCATTGCATTGTGAATCAGCACTAATTTGTATGTTGTGTTCTCAGTGGGGCAGTTTGAATAAAGCACTGATGGCGAAATTCAAATTCACAGCAGGAATGGATAAGGAGTACATGCAAAAAATTCGTGAATTATTGGAGGACTTAACATGATTGAGTTGGTGAGGGGATGGCTACTAAAGCTACTGGGGCAGGGCAAGACTACAAAGCCTGGCATGGTTAAGACTACTCGTAGTGTTAAGGGTGATAGTTCATGGAAGCATTGCATTGCCTATGTGTTCGTGTTCCTCATCGTATACAACTATGTCATTGCACCCGTAGTACTGGCAGTGTTCGGCGTATGGTTGCCGCCTGTAGTACTGGACGATGTGATCAAAATGCTGGTGCTGATATTGAGTGGTACATGA